TGATGGCAGCAATCGCTAGCTCATTTGGTTTAAAGGTTACTGACTTAGCTATTAAAAAATTTAAGAAATAATGTATCACGTAGAAATATTTGCATATAAAATTATTAGTAAGATATGTAAGTTATTTGAAAAACAAAAACCGAAAGATGAACATGAAGTTCACTGGGGTATAGGAGGCAAATAATGTTTGAAGAGCTTAAGGAGAGAATAAAAGAACACGAAGGATTTAGGTCTTATGTTTACAAGGATTCGTTAGGATTCGCAACCATAGGATACGGTCACTTGGTAACGAAGGAGGACAACTATGAAGAAGGTGTTGAATACAGTCAAGAACAACTTGATGCCGTCTTTGAAGATGATTTTGAAAATGCCTGTGATTGCGCTCAATTGGTCGCTGACAATTTTAATATCAATCTTGACGAGCATCCAGAACCTGTTAAAGAAGTTCTTATAGAAATGGTATTTCAGTTAGGTGTTGGAGGGGTGAGTAAGTTTAAGAAATTTCTTGGACACTTATCTACCAGCACCTATCATCTCGCCGCGGATGAGATGCTCGATTCGCGTTGGGCAAAACAGACCCCGCACCGCGCAGAGAAATTATCTTACATCATCAGAGAGTTAGCCCACTGACGTGGCTTTCTTAGTAGCGAATGTTCCACCCGTTGAAGTCCTTGTTAAGAAAGAGTATCTCTATGATTTTCAGAGGGGGCACGGTGAGTACGAACCAGGAATCTGGATCACCGCTAAATCTATACAAGGTCGCGCATTATATTTCGAGACCTATCTCTATGAAACGGGAGCTCTATATGATAAGCTACCTATCTCGGCTTTTGTCTGGAAAGAGACGAAGGAAGAGATGGAACTCGAAGACCTAGAGCTTTGGGATTGTTTTAGCTACCACATCTCAGTTATACAAAAGGTGAGTGTAGGGTCGGGGAAATGTAAATACAAGGCTCCAAACGGGAATTTTTATTTTGGGGAGTATTTATATACTATAGATAGTTGTCATCCCGATTATAACATACCAGATATTGGGTATTCTGAGGTACCTACACAGCATAAGTCCTTTAATATATTGAAATTAGACAACGGATATTTCGCCGCTCAGCCTAACAATCGGGTAATATTTTATGATAAGTCTTTATCCCCAAAGAAGATGAGGTTCCCAGACTATAAGGTTTCAACTATTGAATATGGTGTGGAAAATAAATCTAAGTATACAGCGGGTGATGATACTAATTTCTTTTATGAGTTCGAAGAACAAAGCTAGGCAATAAGCCTAGCCTATTCCTCTTATAGATTACTTCTGTGGTATTCTTAATACGTTAGGGAAGTATTGATTTTCTTTATAGAAAGTCATAGCCCAGTACCAATCATCTTTATATTCTGCTCTCGCGTACTGTTCTAATTCTGAGTCTCCGTCTGTTCCTGTATTGTTGAAGATGTTTAAACATCTGTTAACAAATGAGTTAGTTACGGAGAAAGTTCTTGGGTTTGCCATAGTTTCTCCTTTATTGATATTTCAGCCAAGGCTCTCCAGTAGTCCTTGTCTTTGATTGGGAGTGTAGCAAACTTTTGTTTAGAAGTCAAGCGTTTGTTGCTGAATAGCAGATACAGCTTTTTTGCAAGGCTGTCGTATTTAGTTTTTTGTGGATAGGTATTTTGATTTGTCATGTCTCTGTAAGTGAAAAGGAGCTAGTATTTCTACCAGCTCCTCGTACGTTTGTGGAAACGTGAGATCCCCAAACTGTTTCTAAATATTGCATCTAGAAGAAGTAAGGTTCTTCGTGCCCCCCTGTCTCCGTTTTTTTCTCTTTATAAGCACCATGCCCTATACTAAGGAGGGGTACATTTAGTACCTTTAATGTTATAACTATATCACAAGTTAAACAATTTGTCAAGAGGAAAATGCATCGCTCCAATCTCCTTGAACTGCGCCCTTTGCGTATTCAGTAGCCCTAGTTTCAAAGAAGTTTTCGTGTGCCTGTCCATTGACAATATAGTCTACCCATTCTAATGGGTTTGACTTTACTCCGTAGTTAGGCTTCAAGCCTAACTGAAGTAATCTTCTGTCAGCCATGTAGTGTATATAGTTCTTTACTTCTTGAGGAGTCAAGCCTTCGACTGGTCCTTGTTGGAATGCCAGGTCAATAAACTTTTCTTCAAGAGTTACCATATCTCTACATATATCGTACAATGACTTTTTGAATTTGTCATTCCAGATATGTGGCTTCTCATCTAATACAGTATGTAAAAGTTTAATCATGTTCTCAACGTGGTGGTTCTCATCTCTGATTGACCACGCTACGATTTGCCCCATGCCTTTCATTTTGCCGAAGCGTTGAAAGTTTAGAAGCATAATGAATGATCCAAACAACTGCAGTCCTTCACCGAATGCAGAGAACACAGCCATGTCACGAACGATCTTCTCTTCTTCCGTGCCCCCTTTGCTTTCCCAGAGATAGTTATGTTTGTCTGCCATCTCTGCATACTCTTGGAATGCTTTGTATTCTCTGTCATCCATACCAATGGTATCATTAAGTAATGAATAACTATGCGCATGGTTAGCCTCCGACGTAGCGATAGCGGATAACATCATACGCACTTCTGGTTTCTTGAACATGGGTATATACACATCCATATAGGCTTGTGCAATATCTACGTCACCTTGTGTAAAGAATGTTAGAATCTGTTTCACTAGATTCTTTTCTGCATCATTCATCTTAGAGTTCCAATCATTTACATCTTCATGTAATGGAACCTCACTGGGTAGCCAGTGCATCTTCTGTTGTTGGTCATAGGCTTCGAATGCCCATGGATATTCAAATGGTTTATAGTATTCTCTTCCTTGAAATACTGACATGTTTTCTCCTTATGCTTCACAAGCCACGCATGCGGCTTCTTCTTGTTGATAGTCTTGTCTTATAGTTCTTTCTATCTGACTAGATAGGTTCTCTACTTTCTTTAAAGCTTGGCTTCTCATATAGTAAAGTGTTTTGACTTTACCTTTCCACGCTCTCAAGTGAATACCATGTAATGTTTTGGTGTCCACATCTGGTGGTAAGAACAAGTTTAAACTTTGTGATTGACAAATGTATTGTTGTCTGTCCGCCGCTAGATCAACTAGCAACCTCTGGTCCATCTCGATAGCTGTCTTAAACACTTTCTTTTCCTCATCAGATAAAAAGTCTAAGTGCTGTACACTACCCCCGTTAGTCACAATAGATTTCCAAACTTCTTTGTTATTTCTATCATGTCTAATCAATACTCTTTCTAAGTATTTATTCTTCATAAGGAATGTACCACTTAAAGTCTTTTGAGAAAACGCGTTTGCGCGCAGTGGTTCGATAGATGGAGAAGTCCCCCCACAGATAACAGACGAAGAAGCATTAGGAGCAATGGCGATGACATGAGAATGTCTTAGCCCTGTGCCCTCCATGTCTGCGGGAGAACCCCTCTCTGCTCCCAGCTTTTCATTAGCAGATTGAGCCTCGTTGTGTATATGCTTAAATATATACTCATTAATATCTTTAGACTTTTCACCATCCATAGCTACCTCTCTCTTCTGGAAATAACTATGTAGCCCCATCGCACCTAAGCCAATGGCTCTTTCACAACGCGCGGAATTAACTGCGCGCCACATGTAAGAGGGGGCACTTGTAATGAAATGCTCTAAAACATTATCAAGCATACGCACCAAATCTTCTATAAATAATTTGTTGTCTTTCCACTCATCAAAGTATTCTAAGTTCACTGAAGATAAACAACACACAGCAGTTCTGTCTTTGGCTGTAGGTAATGTAATCTCAGAACATAAATTTGAGTGGTTGAATTTTAATCCTAGTTTCTTTTGCGATTCTGGTAACGCCGCATTCACTGTATCAATAAATGAAATGTATGGCTCACCTGTAGCTATTCTTGTTTCAAGAATCTTAATCCATAAAGTTCTAGCATCTGTTGTTTTAATAACTTGTTTAGTATGTGGATCAATCAAATCCCATGAGTCACCTTTTTGTACAGCTTCCATGAAAGCATCAGTGATATTAATACCATGATGTAGATTTAAATTCTTTCTGTGTATGTCACCGCCTGTAGGTTTTCTCATTTCAATAAACTCTACAATCTCTGGATGTGATACATCCATGTATGATGCATAACTACCACGTCTTGTTGCGCCTTGGTGGAATGCAGTCATCTGTGAATCAACCACATGCATGAAAGGAATCACACCTGTAGTTTTATTACCAATACTTGTAGCCATACCTTGTGATCTAACATCACCCCAGTATCCACCGATACCACCGCCCATGCTAGACAGCCATATGTTTTCAGTATAGTGATCTGCTAATCCTTCACGTGAATCATCTACATAATTTAAGAAGCAAGATATAGGTAGCCCTCGTGTTGTACCCCCATTAGATAAGACAGGTGTGGAAAACATAAACCATAACTTACTTGCGTAATCATATAATCTTTGTGCATGTGCTTGATCATCAGCAAATGTTTTTGCCGCTCGGGCAAAGCCATCTTGAGGACTAGCCTCAGTGGGTAGTAAGTATCTATCTTTCAGTATTGTTTTGCCAGACTCTGTCAAGAGGTCATCGCGAGAGTAGTCTATATTTATTTTCATGTTTGCTCCTTTATTAATTTTGAATGTTTCTCGAGGCGAGTTTCTCATCCTATCACAACTTCACGGGGAATACAAGACCGTCTTGTACTTTTATATATCCCGCTTCTTCCATAGCCTTGACAGTCTGCTCTGATTCACCTGGTGCGAGAGTTCTTCGAAGAAGTTCCCGCTTAAAGTGTCGAAGGTGGATGTATCCTTGCTTCGAATTTGCCATAGTTTCTTTCGACCATACTGCCATATCTTGTGCTAGTTTACCCGCCCTAGCCATACCAAAGCCTGCCAACGCACGAGGCATAGCCTCTTCTACTTCAAACATTAAGTCCTTAGTTCTCTGCCAGTGATCCCAAGTAATGATCTTATCTTTAGAACTACTAGCTGAGATAGCCAAGGATACTTTAATAAAGTGTGATACTCTACGTTGTGTATACTCAGCTAAGTTTGCATCAGTCGTTATTGGTTAAGTCCTGTTTCAATATCCTCATTGATCTTATCAAATGCTCGGTCATCAAATCTCGCAGGTCCATACATCTTAGCAATCTCTGACAAGTCATGTCTTAGATTAACAATGGTTGCATCATCAACTCTATCTTGTAATAAAGATTGAGGTATCTTTTCACCATCATAAAAGACAGGAATGATTCTAGATAATAGACCTTGTGACCTAGCATCTTCTGGTAAGTTATCAACGAACTGCTCTGGTGTAGCACATGCGATCCAATTTAAACAAGGACCTTTAATAATGTGCTCACCTGCAGTCTTGGTTTTATGTGAGTATTCTTCTTTACTATCCCACATATCAGTCAAGAACATTTGTAGATAACGCTCGTGTCTTGATAGAAATGTACCAAGTTCTGAAGTTACTAATGTTAATGACCCATCAAAAAATTCATCACCCATTGTAGATAATCTCATGTCTAGTCTAGAAGACTTGGACATATCCACTGCTAATTTTTCTGGAGTAATTCTATCTTGTATAAGATAGAGAGGAAACTCTTTCAAACCGTACTCAACTAATCCAGAATTAAAATTCTCGTGGTCTGGTTTTGTACCTACAGGTGTTGTTAATTTACGAAATACTTTACTAAATGGTAGAATCAAACTAACTGATTTGTTTCGCCCAGGTCCTGCTACAAGCACGACGAATATATTCGCACGTATATCGTAGTTAGCCATAGGCATCCACACTCTTCTACCTAATGCACCAGACACAGATGACAGCGCCGCCCAAGTTCTAAACAACTTAGGTATCGGACTTTTTTCTGTAGCCTGTACACATGCGTCTATATAGTCTTTATATATTCGCGCCATCGTGCCCCCTCTCCCATGTTTTCATGTTCTTCCAAGTGTTACCCACTTCAACAGAAGAAGGTATCACCAATGTTCTCTCGCCTACTTGAATAGGATTTGTCATACACTCAACGATCTTAGGCATCAGCTCATCTATCTTTTCAGTAGGAACCTGTCCTAAAATCGCATCGTGTACTTGTCCTAATACTTGAACACCATCATCACGCAACTCATTCCACACTCGATATAATCCCATGTTCAATAAATCACCAATAGTAGATTGAGGTACATAAGCAATAGCACCACGTAGTGTTGTGGCATCATCTAGTCTACCCCAGAACTGTCTGCGTCTGCCTATCGGAGTAGTC